TTGCACCCGTATAACGATTAACCAAATCACGAACAACGTTATAAGACATAATACCGTTTACTTGTTGTTCAATTTCTTCATCTAAAAAAAATCCATCAAATTCGCCTTTATTACTTTCTCCTGCTTTCTTTATTCTTACTAATACAATCCCCGTATCTGTTGTGCGTTCTGCCTCACTAAAAACATTGCCTAAATATTCAAAGCTGCCATAATTTTCAATAATAGAAAACAATTCACCACGTTTATTTGAATATCTATTTTTAACAGTTTCTTGATTACATATCGCAATAATATCACAACAACCGGGAGCGATATTGTAGGCGTGTAGGATATGAGTATCAGCGTTTGAGAAAGGGGGATTCATTACTATCATATCAATATGGCTAATCATATCGCTAGTGGTTGTCATAAAATCATCCGAAATTACTTTACATTTAGTCTTTAATATTTTTCTGAGGCTGTCGTTTTTTTCTGCCGCAATTACTTCTTTTGCGCCATTCTGTAAAAGATAGCTAACAATGTTACCACTTCCTGCGGATGGTTCTAGTATAATCTTATTTGTAAAATCATAACCGTTAATCATACGGTCTATCACATTATCAGGGGTCGGGTAAAATTCTTTGTCAAACATTTTTTTTATTTTATATCTTGTATTAAAATTTCTTCACCATTTAATTTTGCATCAATAACACTTTCTAACAGTTCCCTAAATTCTGGTTGTAGTAGTGCTATCTTTTCAGCAATGGCAGGAACGGCGAAAACATCGGAGTTCCATTCTTTACGGCAGCCTTCACGCACTTCTTTAGGGAAATTCGGGTTAGTTATGAAGTCTGTATAAATCCAATCTATTTTAGCCTCATAACGTTTACCCAATTTTTCTCCAAGAGAGTTGGGCATTTCCCGTTGAAGGTCTTGGTAGTGTTCTTTCGCTAATCGGAGATGATGTATTGCGCTGACAATGTTGCTTCTCATTGTATTCTGTTGGTTTGTTTATGAAATAAATTTTATGATGCTTGTGCTGTGGGTATAATTTAAGTTGCTGCGCCATCCATTCATTACGTTCTTTTCGCATTGTATAGTATCTGCTACCCTTAAACTCACCATCGAAATAGACTTCTATTGAACCTCTCATTTTCATTTAATTAATGGCTGCAAACGTGTTAGGCTTGCAGCCTGTGAGATTAATCTTCTTCGTGTTCAATACAATTCTTAATAAATGCTTCGTGTGCTTCTTTGGTATCTAAAAGAACATTATTATCATAACGCCTGTACATCATTTGTTCTTGGTCGTAAATAATAAACCTATGTGCTTTCAAGTGATGTTTTTTAGTTAGCCAAATTACATCTTTATAATGTTCTTCATTGTAACTCCAGTGATGCTTTTCTGCATTTTCAAAAGGCTTTTTTAAAGAAGAAGAAAAGTTTGTAGCTTTAACCTTTTCGGGAAATTTAGCCGCCCATTTTGCATTACTATTAGGCTTTGCTTTACTTGTGCCTTCATAAAGTCTAAAATATTTTTGCCTACCCCTTTTGCGCTCTTTTTCAATATATAAAGAGTCTTTAATATTTTGCAAATAGTTTCCCTTAACATCTTCTTTATTACAAACTTTGCACTTGTTAACGTGACCGTCAGCCATTCTAGGGTGTGCATAAAATTCTGTTAGTTGCTTTTCAATACCACATTTAAAACATACTTTCATATTAAATAATTTCCGCTAAGATACTAAATAAATAACTTAAAACGGAAATTATTTTAACACTTTTTTACCATTCTAAAATGGAAAATCTCCGCTTGAATCATCTACTACTACTGCCGCTGCCTGTGGTGTAGGGGCTGATGCCTGTTGTGCATCTGCTTTACTTCCAAGTAGTTCAATATTATCTACTCTAAGGACTAAGCTACTAACTTCTTTACCTTCTTTGTTGGCGTACGTTTGCATACCAATATCGCCGTAAACTAGCACTTTAGTACCTTTCTTTAGATAGTCTACTATTGCTGTCTTTTCACTCCAACGGCTACACTTTACCCATAACGTTTGCGGTTGGTCTTTACTACCTACTGCTACACCAATATTGAACTCTAAAACCTTTTTTCCTGCGGCATCTTTTATGATGGCATCTGCGCCAAGATTACCTGTAAATGTTGCTTTATTCATTATACTTACGGCTGTGAAGTAGCCTTACTTTTACTTGTTTATAAATGTCTCTTCAATGTCGGTGCTTGCATTGATTCCAACTGTTTCACTCTCTTATCCAAATCGTTTACGCATTCTTGCAATACTTCCAATAGATGTTCGCTTTCAGGCTTCGGTTGTTCTATGTGTACACCATTAGAAGCAGGACGAATATTCTTACACCCAATGGCATCATTCCCTTTAATGTAATGGAAACCATATTTTGTAGTATGGCTGTATTCGCCTTTAAAAACCCCGTACGATTCATTATCACCGTACATCTCTACTAAATCGCCTACTTTAGGTTGCCATTTTTCAACTTCTTGTGGTCTCGTAATAGCCATATACTCGGAACGGGTGATGATAATTTCCCAACTTGAATTAGATGCAAAATAGCTTCTATATATTTGCCCATAAAAATTACATTCTCCCAAAAAAGTAGCACCATAAAAACTATTTATGTCTTTTATTACTTCGTCACACTTTTCTACACACCACCCATTAGGGTAACACTCATTTACTAACTCGATAGGGTGTTTAGTAGTCTGTTCCTGTTCCTTCTCCTCTACATCCCCCTTATACGCTTCTAAAATAGTCCTAAAACCATCTGCGGTTACACCCCACACATTTGCGCTGAGGTGGTTTAATAATTCTTTTGATGCTTTCATTTTCTTTAAATTTTACTTATTATCGTTGCTTTAATTTCAGCATCATACTGTGCAACTAAAGTATAAGCAAGTTTGTTTAGTGGTGCTAGTAATTCGGTGGGAGTATCTATGTTGATAATATCCCTTATTACTGTCTTAAATAGTGGGTGTGTTAATGGACATTGCAACTTCTTAGCACTTTCAAAGTTAATCCGCATTTCACGGGCTTTGGTGGTGTAAATGTCGTAAAGGTTACTCTTTTCCATACTTCAAATGTTGTTGATATTGATACTCTAATTGTTCTAACTGCTCTATCGTGTAATTGTTTGCTATTTCAATCTTCGCCGCCCATTTGCTTTGCTCTTTGCGTGGTGGTCTGCCTATTGGCATTTCTTCAATGTACTGAGATATTACTTCTTGTTGTAGTAGTTGCATTTTGTTTATAATTTTGAAAGTGATATGGCCAAGTCAATATATGATGAATATTCTTTAATTTCTTTGTCGGTATAGTTATTTGCTTTACCAATACTTTCAAAGTTTTCTTTCCAATATTCAAAAGTAAATTCTTTACAGCCTATTTTTAAATAACCTTTTTTACACTCATTTACAAAATGCCTAGTGCCTTGTATTTGAAGTGGTGATTTGTCAAAAGCATCGCCATACACCTTTATCCCCCGCTTTACCCCATTTACAGTCAACGGTTAATTCAATTCTAAACAATGTAAAGCCAAATGCGTTTACCTTACTTTCCGATGTTAATTTAAAATGTTTCATTTTTTTGTTTAATTTATGGGTGCAGTTATTAGGCTGCACCCTGTTAAAATTATAGAGGATAAGCAGCGTTTACTTCTATTAGTTGCTCGGTTGTTAATTCGCATTCAGTAGTTAAGAACGTGAAGAAACTAACATCACTATTTGGCAACGTTGCGCCTGTTTTAACGCCTTCTAAGGCTTGCTTATACTTTGCTTCGGTTAGCTTCTTTTTGGCCGCTATTTGTGGCTGTGGTGCTTCTACTGGAGTATAAGTAACGTCCTCTGTTGATTGTTCTGGCATTTCTTCTTTAGTGTAAGGCATACCCCCCAACTCATCACTAAAACAAAGTCTAAAACCTTGTGATATAGCTACTTTCTTTATCATAAAAGAAGCCTTTTGCCAAAATTGAGTAACACTTCCACTACTTGTCTTTTGTACAAATTCGTTGTAGTCAGCCTCCCAAATAAAGGGACGGTTTCTATCTTTGCGGTAAATAGTTAAAGTAGCTTTTAAGTTACCTTGTGCAACGCTGCCCGTAGTTACACACTCCCAACCGTCTAACAATCCCGTACGTTCTGCACGTTTAATATACACTTCATAGCCCGTAATTATACTAGCCTTATCGCCGTACTTACTAACGTGAATTTCACGCTTAAAAGGGTTAAGATTAAAAGCCTTTGCGATAGCAATAAAAGTGCTTTTTTCCCCTGCGGTTAGTTTGTTTACTAAACCTAAATTTTCAAGATGCCCGATAAGTTCCTGCTCGGTTACTGTTGATACTTCGGCTGTTGTAGCCTTTACGATTTCTGTACTCATTTTTTTCTTTTTTTTATTGTTAAAAATTAATTACCTGTTGCTGCACCAATGAACAGTATTGCTAAAGCCATTGCGACTATTAGAATAGCCTGTACTGTCGGCGGTGGTTGTAGTTGCATGCGTGCTTCGTGTATTATTTGGCGTAGTTGTTGCATTTTTTCTAAATTAGTGGGCGGTTGTTAGCCGCCCTGTGAGGGGGTTAAGATAAAAATAAGTGAGGTTTTGAATTAACCATTTCCATTTGCGTTCTTAAAAAATTTTTACCGCAAAGTGTAGTTAATTTTTCGCCTGTTTCTTTAATAATAGCGGTAAACTTTGGCGTACTCCATGTTGATTTTTTAGCTATAATAAAATGGCTTTCACATTTAACTACAAATGTCATATTAGACATTTTAACTTCTACTGATTTTACTTTACTTGCTGTTGTACTTACTAAACTTTTCATTTTTTTTCTTTTTAAATCTCCGCTTAATTGCTTTGATACCACAAAAATATGTATATTTTGAATACAAATAATAGTCTTTATAATATTTCTTTTGACTTTAACATTTCTTTAACATATTGCTTAACAAGGGTAACTATCTCACTATGCAAGCTCTCTGGCACTCTTACGCCTACTTGTTTAGTTCTGTAAGGTTTCTTCTTGTTACCACCGAATTTGTGACCGATGGGGAAGGTGTGTTTCATAATTTATTACGTTTACTGGGTTTACATTTCCATATCATTCGGCATCCTTACCGCCGTCAAATAGCATTTCACTGTGTAGGCTATCATTGTGGCAATCGTTAGTAGTAGCATGGGTAGGTGGTTAGTCGTGAATGTTGCCGATGATTTCTGAAAAATCTAAGAAATCTGATTTTAGTTCATCGTGTTCAGTAAAATAAGTAGGGTAATTCCAATCAGGCAAATCAAGTCTTTTATACCCAAAACAAGCATATTCATCTACCCATAAAACATGTGCCTTGAAATCAGGCAATAAATACCCTTTATGTTCTTTATGCTGTAGAATATCTTTTTCCCACAACATTTTCCCATTCTTATCATTCAATCCTGTATATTGGCAAACCGTTTCGGGTACAACCTCTATCGTATCCCGATTCTCATAAGTCCTGATGAAGTGCATATCATCGTCTTTATTATACTCGTAGAATCCCTCTACCCATTCGCCGTTATCTACTCGTTTGCCCTTAAAAATTATTTTACTTTTCATGTTATTTATTGTTTAATTGTGAATTAATCTGTTTTTCTTTTTGGGAATAATACCAATGCAATAGCCTCTAATTCTTCAAGTGAATTTTTCGGAGTATAACCAGTATTAAAATGACTTTTTATCTTTTGGTATAATTCAGCCACCCTTTTTTCTTTTATAGGAGATTCTTTATCAATATATAATTTTAGTGGTTGATATTGGGTTACTGTTCTTAAAGTTAATAGGTCTACTTTATTGCGCACGCTTTCACAAGTAAAATATTTATTACCTACGCTAACTACCTTATACTCTTTTAGGTTATAATCAAATACAGATAGCCCTACTTTTATATTATGTGGGTTGTTTATTTTCATTTTTTCTCATTTAATTGTTTATGCAATACCGCCACCACTTCCCCCAATTTACTCCATTCTTGCTTTACTTGTTCCAACCTTTCGTTTTCATCAACTCCTTTCCACATAGGGCAACCCTTCCTGATGTTTCTTTCGTGGGCGCAAGCATCTTCTAATAGGTTACGAAGGGAGGGGGCAAAAGCATCTTTTCCAAATATGTTTTCAGTTAATGTTTCAGCCATTCTAGTACGCTTGTCTATTTCGCTTTCTTCCTTTACTTCTATCAAAATACCTTTTGTGAATATACAATCAACTTCCTCTTGAGTAAATATGGGATAAGTAGAAAATCCATTAACTTCGTAATTATTATTTTCATCTTTTAACAAATCGTAAATTTTAGAATTTTTATATGCCGAAATTCTAAACCTCACCCCCGTCCAATCTCTTTCAGTTTCCTTTTCATACAACATACCTTGCTCTTCTGCTAGGCGTTCGATGGTGGATAAGTGGAATATGTAGTGGTTGCTACCTGTTGTAAAATGACTAGCATATATACAACCTTCTAATCCAGTGGCAATGCCTTCTGATTTTAACTGATGCAATCCAGATGTAAATTCTGTTGTCTTATG